CACTGCAAGATGGTCTACGAGCGGATTTGTGTTGGACATATTAAGAGCGTCTCCTCTTCTTCGTTGATCTGCAAGATGTGGAAGCCCATAGTATGCAAAGTCTGTATCATCTGTTGCCAATCACTCTTATCCAATCGCCTCACCTACTAGCAAAGTCTTTGTCGCTTCAGCGCCATAGGCTAAGTAGTAGTCGTTGATGTCCATACTTGGTGGTAAGTGTACTATTGTTCCGTTTAATACCTCTTGTTGGACACGCTTAGAGAACTCAGCTCCTGGGTTGGTGCCATCTTCCTTCACGTCGTTATCTCCTACGATATACACACTGTCATAACCATTAAGTAACTTAGCAAAGTGTGGCTTCCAAGCCTGCACTCCTGGTACTCCCACTGCTGGGATACCAAGGACTCCTGAGACTATGACTGTATCTAACTCACCTTCGCAGACAACGATGTGTCTACTCAAGATTGTAGTGTCGGTGACGTTGTAGAGATGCGCCTTCTGTCCAGTAGGTGAGCCATACTTAGGCTTGCCATCATCTAGCCTGCGAAACTTAAAGCCTACGCAGCTACCCATTGCAGTGATGTATGGAATAGATATCCAGCCATCGTGCAGTTCGTGACCATTCATAGGATCGGTAACAGTACCGAGCATATAAAGGGCTGCTACCTCTTCAGATATCCCACGTTCTGAGAGCGCGACGAGAGCCTCTGGACTTATTTGCTGAGCGTATCTCTGCGCCGCTTCCAGTAGCAATTTCGATTGCACGTTTGAGGCCATCGTTAAACTCCAAATTCTCTATGAGGCAAACAATGTTTGCGGCATTGCCTCCTTTACCGCAGGTATGGCAGAAGTACAGGTTGTCATAGGTATTGATGACAGCTGACCTTCTACTATCAGAATGTAAACAGCACCGCACTGATGCTGACTTACCTTCTCGTACTTCACCGCCAAAGAATCTAATGATTACATCTATGGGGATTGAGTTTGCATCAACGGAACCTTTGTACCTGCCCGCCTTACGTACCCTGGACCAGTCTTGTGCTGGCATACACACCCCTTTATGTCGCACTTATCGTGCCAGTGTGCAGCACGCTTTAGATGTCCTACGCTGTTCTCTTCTCCTGCCCTAGTGCAGTATGTACAGATCATCCTTCGTACCAATCCTCGTTCATAGCTTGAGCAATGCGTTGGTATCGCTCTTCCTGAGACAGTCTCCACTTAGGACTTGCATAGAAGAAACTGATATCAATAAAGAATAGTGACAGTTGTATGCCACGCTTGTGAATAGTAAAGCCTACTGATACTCCTGAGAAGTACCAAGATACATCAATGTCAAGCCTGTTCAGTATCGTCAGAGTCTTCATCTGCTACTTCCTCTACTACTTCTTCTGCTGGAGCTTCGCTCCACGTCTCTGTGCTAGTGATATCACCTTGTGGTGTTGGCATTACTGTTTCTCCTTTAACCATTGCTGTAAGTCTTGGACCACCCAAGCCTTGTCTATACCAGAGTTGCGACGCTTAACCACAACGTAATGCAGTGGCACTTCCCCAATACCACGAGCCTTAGCGTAGTTAAGCGCCTCAACCTCTGCCTGCCTCCAGAACTCCGGTAAGTCTAGTCTTGCCGTGTTCTTGAGTTCTAGTATGTATGTCTGTCCCGCGACCACAACTACTAGATCTCCTTCGTCGTCTTTGCCTGCCAAGCGCAACCTCTCAGCGAGGACACCAAGACCACGAAACCATTTCATTACATCAATCTCAAAGGCTGCGCCTTTTGCTTTGTTGTACTTAGGACTACTCATCTTTACCGGTATCGTAAACAGCTTGGCCGTTCTCATCAATCTTTACCTTAAGAATCTTCAAGTCAATCAGCACCATCAGCAGGTTAGTCATATCTTGCTTGAGTTGCTTAATCTCTTTTCTTAAATGCTGCATCTCTGTGTTGGCCATCACGCTATCTCTCTTCCGTATTCATCTTCAGCAACGTAGTCACCAGTATAACCTGCACGTGCATCTCTTGCCAGCATTGCACCATAAGAGTTCCCATCTGATATCTGACAAGCGCCATAGTTCACATACAAGGTGGCATAGTCCTTGCCATCTGCTGCGTGTGGACCAAAGCGGTTCTTCACCGCTGCTACCTTTAACTCACCTTGTACTGGGTGATAGCCCAGTGTCAGGATAAGTGCAGGCAACTGGCTTACCTTGCCGTGAATAGCACGACGTGCTGGTGGTTCTGTTGGACTGCCGTACTCTGATTGCTCAGAGACGTGGTGCAGTACCAGTACACAGGCTTCAGTCTTACGTGCCATATCGTGTAACTCCATCATAATTGCACGGAGTCCGGCCCATTCGTTGTCTGTCTCAGCAGCTACATTCATAAGGTTATCTATGATGATCAACTCAGGGGCCAGCCCGTACAACTCTACGTATGCCTTTATCTCCAACTCGATATCATCGAGTGACGGACTGGAGTCAAAGACCCACTTGATATGACTTAACTTATCGAAGTGCTTGTCGTAGTAGTGGGAGTCTGCAGATAGATTCTGCTCGACTGTTACTTGATTGTGACCGCTAGTATGCGCTGCTGCTCTCATCATTACAGTTGTTGTATCTGTATCAGCTGAGAAGAACAACGTAGGTCTTTGTGCCTTGACCGCGTAAATCAAAGCGAACATAGACTTACCAGCGTTAGGTGCAGCTGCAACCATACAGACTTGTCCTCGTCTGAACTTAATCTGTTTGGCTGCTAGCCCACTCCAGGCATCAGGAAGAGGTGTTGCTTTAGTGAGGACAGTTCCCCACGCACGCTGTAAATCAAGCAACGCTCTCCCCTTTGATTGTAATGTTTAATTGTCTTTGGATTGGTCTACGATCTTGTTGTGTTAGACCGCCCCAGATTCCGTGTACTTCGTTATGTATTCCCCACTCTGCACACTCAGCTTTGTGTGGACAGGTATGACAAATAGACTTTGCCATCACCATCTCTACGGTGTTCATCAGACCATCGGCTTTTTCCGGAAACCAAAAGTCACCACCTATCTCAGCGCAGGCAGGGTTCTCATAGAACCTTGGCTCGCGCATACATTAACGAACCCAGATAGTCTCGCACTTATCCGCTGCACCCTTAGGTGCTGCACACATATAACCCTGCCAAGGTCCACGTGCTGATGTGCCTGTCTTAAAGGCCATCACTCCGTGCTTACAGGTCTTACTACCAGGTGCTTCTACCTGCTGTGGTGGTAGCGCTTGTGTTACTGGTGATGCGTTAAATGCTGCCTGGATATTAGATACTGCAGCAGCTGTGGCGTTGCCACCTGATAGTTCATTAGATGTTGACTTGATGAGTGCAGACACCATTGATAGGTCTGTTAGCCCTGTCTCAAGATCCTTTACATCTGCAGCGTAAAGATTGATGAGTGTTCCATCAGCTAACTTGTAGTTGATTTGGAACTTGGTGTTTTCGTTTGCAGCCATTTACTTTCCTCCGTTTGATTTGATATTAAGTCTTACTGATTCATTACCAACAACCTTTGGTACGAACCCTAGAAGTTTCTCAACTTCCTTTGCGTCAACTGTCTCACGACCTTTAACTGTTGTCCAACTGATTTCGATACCACTCGCAGTAGTACCAGTAGCACCTTCTAGCGAAGCCTTGTAGGAATCCCGTTCCTTCTCCAGCTCCTTTATCTTGCTGTCTAACTGTAGATAGTGCAGTGCGTGCTTGTCAATTTCTGCGTCCTCAATCACGACTTCACTAAGGACGATACGTTCTTTCTTTAGACCACCGCAACCCATCTGCTCTGTTGCATCGTAGTACTGGCAGTAGTCCTTACAGAAACTGGCATCCTTCTCAGGTGCCGGTAACTCCTTAGATGCCTTGACATTCTCTAGCCAAGCAAGAGCTGCCAGTGCCATCACTTCATCGTAAGGTTCTGTATGTACCTTCACGTCCTTCTCGTTACCATCACGCGCTATTGCTACCAGGTTGACAGTCTTAACTTCATAGCCATTCTTAGATAGCAAGTAGCCATAGATCTGTACCTGCCAACGCTGTTGGTTGGACGGGAAGTAACTCATATTCTTTACCTTGCTGGTCTTCCAGTCAATGACTGCTCCAGTAGAAGGTACGAATAAGTCAACGTGTGCTTTCATATCACCGAAGGCAACCTCAGTTTCCACCAAGTATTCTTTACCTTCAGGGTCAAGTGCGCCGATAGCATCTTCGATAGCTGCGTGAATGGCAGTACCCATAATGGCAGCCAACTTAGATTGGTTCTCATTTGTATGAGGCTGTGCGTTCAGTCTGTACCAGACCTTACGACGACAGCCACCAATCTCTGATGGGCCTACCTCGGTCTGCATACTTCTGTCACGACTTGCATCCTTAGCGTGCAATACGTGCAGCAGTAATTCCTTTGGGTCTTCTATCGCCATCTACGTTCATCCCTCCACTGTAGCCAAGCATCAAATCCGTATGCGGTAACAAACCCGATAAGGAATGCTAGACCGCAGTATGCAATTAACTCTTTCATTTGTAAACCCTTTCCTGTACTACTACTTGTATCGGTGGTGATGTGTTGATATCTAAGATGGATGCAATCTGCACTGCCTTCTCAGCTACCACACTTGCTGTGAGAACCTTATTGTAATTCTTAGGTGGCAAGGAATACAAGTACCCAAGAGCATAATTTCCACCGGAGCCTGCCGCGAATAGTCCACGCTCGGATGTGTTAAAGGACAGGTCGCCACCGATAGAGAAGAGATTGCCGTTGAACCCGATAAGGAACGAGAAGTTCATCTCCTTGTTATCTATCTCGTAGTTACCTTCCTTGAAGGCAGCTGAGATACTAGGCAGAATCTTCCCACCCATAAACTTGGTTGGGTCTTCACCACGATACAAAGGTGGCTTCCACGCGTAGGCAAGGATGTCACCTGGTCGTGAGTCACCAGTGAGGCCGAGTAAGTATTTACCCGTCGTAACTATCTTGGGTGTTTCTACCGAGATGATGCGTTGATCTCCGTCAGTTATCTGCGAGTCAGCAGCAAAGACTATGAAGTCACTTCCTTGGATCCCTACCAATGTTGTCATAGGTACCAGTCTATCACGGCGTGTCGTAAGACACATACCAAGCTGAGCGGATTACAATATGAGCCGTAAGGCGAATTAAACAGACGGCCCCTGTCGGGGCCGAGGCGTAGCCGAGAGGCGACTGACCACAGGAAGGAGCCGTGCCGAGCAATATGGCTCTCCGTCTACCAACCCTGCGGAAATTCAGGTCTTGGCGTAATCCCTACAATGGCCTTCCTGAGCCTTTCGGAGCCGATTTGCGGGACGTTGGCCCCATTCACGTATGTCCGTGTGGGTCACAGGTCTTTAACGTGATGGCATCCTTTGATGACTACGAGTTGGTATGGTATTTCCTAGACGCAACCTGCGTCAACTGCGGTAACTTGGTAAAGGTACCCTGTCCTGTAGATCGAGATGAAGCACAGACTTACTGAGGTAAACGAGCAGACCCGTACAGGTGTATGCTCAGTTTGTGGTCCAACTAAAGTTAAGGTCAGAGACAATCGAATGTCTACCGCCTCTAGCAGATTCAGATGCTACGCAGTCTACAAGCGCACTGTCATCAAGAACAGATACCCGTATGCAGTTCACAAGAAAGACTACTGCCAGCACTGCAACTTCAAGCCAGTCCACATCAGCCAGCTGGACGTGGACCACATTGACGGAGACAGGTACAACAACGACCCGTCTAACCTACAAACGCTCTGTGCAAACTGTCATAGATTAAAGACTCACCTATCGGGTGATTCAAACTCAGGCATATTTTAGGCATAAAAAAAGAAGCCCCGCCATCCCTGTTACGGGACGACGGGGCTGTTGCCTCGCGCTTATGGGTTAATTACTTAGACCCACGACCAAACTCTGTAGCCTTTG